ATGTATTTTTGTTATTACGATCAAATATTTCTTTACAAACATAATAATCAGTGGAAAGCACCTGGTGATTTTTGTTTTGTTAAACCTATACTTAAAAAAGAAAAACAAATTATAAGCGAAGAAAAAGAGCAAAAACGTATTGGTATATTAAAATACGGTAATAGCTCGTTAGAAGCGTTTAAAATACACGAGGGGGATCTAGTTGGATTCAGCCCTAGCAGCGAGTATGAGTTTATCATAGACGAAAACAGATTATACCGCATGCGCACTAATGATATTACAATTAAATATGAACACAAAGGAGACGAAGTTGAATATAATCCAAGCTGGGCAAAAGGCTGTGGACGAACTTATTAAGGTAGCTAAGGAACCTATTGTAGACTCAGGAGATGACATAACAGCTGATAGACTTAAAAACGCTGCGGCTACTAAAAAGCTAGCTATATTTGACGCGTTTGAGATACTAACTAGAATACAGCTCGAAGAAGAAATGTTAAACGAAAAGCCCAAAAAAGAAACTAAAGAAAAAACTTTCAAAGGATTCGCAGAAGGGAGGTCTAGATAATGTATAAGCAAACATTATATAAAATACTTGAAGATCATATAAAGCCACATACTATAGCTAAAATGAATAAAGCTAAAAAATGGGAGTATGGTTATAATAAAGATTATGATATTGTAGTAATAAGCAAGACAGGTGAAATAGGTGAAATATATGAAATACAAAACCTTAAAATAGCCTTACCTAAAGCTAAAGACGTAGTAAAGTTTAAAAGTAACAAATGGCAATATACGGAATATCCTAAAGAGCTTAAGAAAATAAAGTCTGTGTTTGATTGGGAAGAATATCCTAAAGAATTTAAAGAACAATGGTATGATTACATCGACAATGAATTTACTTATAGAGAAAAAGGTTTTTGGTTTTACAATAAAGATGTTGCTACTTACCTTACTGGTACTCACTACATGTACTTGCAGTGGAGTAAAATTGATGTCGGTCAACCAGACTTTCGCGAGTCAAACAGATTATTCTTTATATTCTGGGAAGCTTGTAAAGCAGACGCACGATCTTACGGAATGTGTTATCTTAAAAACAGACGTTCCGGATTTTCTTTCATGTCTTCAGCAGAAACCGTTAACGTGGCGACAATTACGTCAGATGCACGGTACGGTATCTTGTCTAAGTCTGGCCCCGATGCTAAGAAAATGTTCACAGACAAGGTTGTACCAATATCAGTCAACTACCCGTTCTTCTTTAAGCCAATACAGGACGGTATGGACAGGCCAAAGACAGAACTTGCCTATAGAGTCCCAGCCACCAAGTACACCAGGCGTAAGCTTGAAACCAACGAAAAGCTTCAAGAGCTTGACGGGCTCGACACGACGATCGACTGGAAGAACACGGGAGACAACTCGTACGACGGGGAGAAACTAAAGCTACTAGTCCACGATGAAAGTGGTAAGTGGGAAAAACCTAATAATATATTAAACAACTGGCGAGTTACAAAAACCTGCTTACGATTAGGTAGCAGAATTATAGGTAAGTGCATGATGGGTTCAACTAGTAACTCATTAGACAAAGGCGGTGATAACTTTAAAAAACTATACAATGACTCAGATGTTACGCAAAGAAACGCCAATGGACAAACTCGCAGCGGATTATATTCTTTGTTCATACCTATGGAATGGAACTACGAAGGGTACATCGATGCTTATGGCTTACCTGTATTCGACACACCCACCAAGCCATTGGAAGGCCCGCATGGCGAGCAAATAGATTTAGGTGTAATAGAATATTGGGATAACGAGGTAGAAGGTTTAAAAAATGACCAAGACGGTTTAAACGAGTTTTACAGACAGTTTCCACGCACAGAAAGTCATGCTTTTAGAGACGAAGCAAAACAATCTCTTTTTAATCTAACTAAAATATACGAGCAAATAGATTACAATGACGATATAAATAAGTCTTCACTGGTAACAATAGGTTCTTTTCAATGGAAAAATGGTATTAAAGATAGTACCGTAGAATTTATGCCTAATAAAAACGGCAGATTTAAAGTTAGTTGGGTACCAAAACTAGAAATGCAAAACAGAATAAGACTTAAAAATGGTATTAAGTTTCCTGGTAATGATCACGTTGGAGCATTTGGCTGTGACAGTTACGATATATCAGGAACTGTTGACGGTATAGGATCTAACGGAGCGTTGCATGGGCTTACTAAATACTCAATGGAAGAAGCTCCTGCTAATAGCTTTTTTTTAGAATATGTTGCTAGACCACAAACCGCTGAAATATTTTTTGAAGACGTACTCATGGCTTGCGTATTTTATGGCATGCCAATACTAGCGGAAAACAACAAACCAAGACTATTATACCACTTTAAAAGAAGAGGCTACAGAGGCTTTTCAATGAACAGGCCAGATAAAACTTACAGTAAGCTATCAGTGACAGAGAAAGAAATAGGTGGTATACCTAACTCTTCGCAAGACATGAAGCAATCACACGCCGCGGCTATAGAATCTTATATAGAAAAACACGTAGGCATTAATAGCGAAGGCTGTGGTGATATGTATTTTAATAGAACATTAGAAGACTGGGCAAGATTTGATATAAATAATAGAACAAAGTTTGATGCCTCAATAAGCTCTGGGCTAGCTATAATGGCCTGCAATAAAAACCTTTACACACCTACTCAAGAACGACAAGTTAAAAGTATAAACCTTGGAATAAAAAGGTACGACAATAAAGGATCAAGATCAAAAATAATTTAAATAAATGATTAATAAAGCTATAAAGAGTTCTTTTCCCAGCCAAGTGGTTAGTGATTTAGAGAAGATGAGTATCGAATATGGTACTAAGGTTGGTAAAGCTATAGAGCACGAGTGGTTTAATACTAAAGATGGTTACGATGGCAAAAATGGATCAGGTAGATATTCAACATCAAAGCAATCATTTCACTCGTTAAGACTATACGCTAGAGGAGAACAGTCTGTTAGAAAATATAAAGATGAGCTATCTATTAATGGTGATCTGTCTTATTTAAACTTAGACTGGAAACCAGTGCCTATAATACCAAAGTTTGTGGATATTGTAGTTAACGGTATGGCTGATAGATCTTACGACATTAAAGCTTACTCTCAAGATCCAGCGTCTATAAAGGAGCGTACAGACTATGTTACTAAGATAGCTGAAGATATGCAAGCTAAGCCTTTTAATGACGCTGTAGCTAGCCAATTAGGCATGGACATATATCAAACCGACCAAAGCAAACTACCTGAGTCTACAGAAGAATTAGAGCTACACATGCAGCTTGATTATAAGCAGTCTATAGAAATAGCAGAAGAAGAAGCAATTAATAGTGTTTTTGATAAAAATAAATATGATCTAATATCTAGACGCATAAATAACGACTTAACCGTTATAGGTATTGGAGCTGCTAAAAGTTCTTTTAACAAGGCAGAAGGCATCAAAGTAGAATATGTAGATCCAGCTGATTTAGTTTACTCTAATACAGACTCACCTTATTTTGACGATATATACTATGTAGGTGAAGTTAAAGAAGTTTATTTAAATGAGCTCAAAAAAGAGTTTCCAGATATTACAGATGATCAGCTAGAGTCTTATAAAGGTTATAACTCTTCTTATAGCAACACTGCTTACAACTCTAAAGCTGATGAAAGCAATACGGCAACAGTGCTGTACTTTGAGTATAAAACATACGCTAACCAAGTACACAAAATAAAAAAGACCGCTACAGGTGGTAGTAAAGCTATAGAAAAAAACGATACATTTAACCCACCAGTTTCTGATGACTTTGAAAAAGTAGACAGAGCTATTGAGGTTATTTATGAAGGTGCTAAAGTAATTGGTAGTAAAGAATTGTTAAAGTGGGAGCTTAAGAAAAATATGATACGACCAAAAGCAGATACAACAAAAGCTCAAATGAGTTATGCTATCTGCGCGCCACGTATGTACGAGGGTCGTATTGAAAGCTTAGTAAGTCGCATGACTAACTTTGCTGACATGATTCAGCTTACACATTTAAAGCTGCAGCAAGTTTTATCTAGAGTAGTACCTGATGGTGTTTACTTAGATGCAGACGCTTTAGCTGAAATAGACTTAGGTAACGGCACTAATTACAATCCACAAGAAGCACTTAATATGTACTTCCAAACTGGTAGTGTAATTGGTAGATCTATGACACAAGATGGTGACATGAATCGTGGTCGCTTACCTATTACGGAACTTAATTCAAACGGAGGTAATAATAAGATTAGTGCGCTGATAAGCACTTATAATTATTACTTACAAATGATGCGTGATGTCACTGGTTTAAATGAAGCTAGAGACGGAGGCATTCCAGATAAAAATGCTTTAGTAGGACTGCAAAAATTAGCCGCAGCTAACTCTAATACAGCAACAAGACACCTATTGCAATCAAGCTTGTATATAACCCTAACAATGGCAGAGTGTATTGCAATGCGAGTGTCTGATGTTATAGAGTATTCACCTACTAAAGAGTCGTTTGTAAAAACGCTCGGTAAGTTTAACGTTTCTACATTAGAAGAAATGGCTAACTTACACTTACATGATTTTGGTATATTTTTAGAGCTTGCGCCAGATGAAGAAGAAAAAGCTAAATTAGAAAATAATATTCAAGTGGCCTTACAGTCTGGACAAGTGTATTTAGAAGATGCTATTGATATTAGAGAAGTACGTAACATTAAGCTAGCTAATCAACTACTCAAAATACGTAGAAAAAAGAAACAAGAGTTAGATCAACAGCAACAACAACAAAATATACAAGCTCAAAGTCAAGCAAACGCTCAGGCCGCACAGGCCGCCGCGCAAGCAGACATGCAAAAACAACAAGCTCTTACCGAGTCGAAAGCTCAGTTAGAGCAAATGAAGTCTCAGCTTGAAATAGCTAAAATGGAAAGAGAAGCTCAAATTAAAAAAGAGCTAATGCAGTACGAGTTTGAAATTAACAAACAGCTACAACAGGGTCAACTTTCTATTGTCAAAGAAAAAGATAAGTTCAAAGAAGACCGTAAAGACGAAAGAACTAAAATACAAGCTACACAACAAAGTGAGCTTATAAACCAAAGAAAAACAAACGCGCCACCAAAAAACTTTGAGTCCGCTGGTATGGACAATTTAGGTGGTTTTGGCTTAGAGCAATTTGAGCCGCGTTGATAGTAAATTAACAATTATATAATATTTTATCATGTCAGAACAAACACAACCAATTGAAGAGGTCGTAGAAGAAACAGTTCAAGAAACTAAAACTGTAGAAGAAACACCTCAAGAAGATGCTTCATACAGAGAAGTTAAAAAAGATGGTACTATTAAATTAGACCTAGAAAAATTAAAAAAATTTCAAACTCAAAACAAAGAAGAAAATGTACGGAAAGAAGAAAGTATCAAAGAAGACAAGCAAGAAGAAAGTGGCGAAGAAAAAGTCAA